CTTCTAAATCTACATACGTACCATAGTACGCATTAGAGGTAATAGTAACCGCACCGTCATCAATAGATTCGGTGGGAAGTGCAAAAGAAGATTGCTCAGGTTGTTGAACCTGAACAATATCTTTTTTACCTAAGGTAAAACCAAAAAGTTTTATAGCCACAATATAATAATCCTATAGGATAAAAGGAAGAGCAAAGCTCTCCCTTCTATTAAGCAACACCGTCTTCAACTGATTCCCACCATTGATATGAAAGATTCACTGTGAATTCTTCAATCGTATCGTTGGAACCCCAATCTACATCAATCGCTGATAAATCTGTTGGAAACAATCCAAGAAATTTATATCTTTTGATTGTTTCACCACTCTTTGCAAACTGTTTAACATCACCATCAACAGTATAACCTGTAGGTGTTGTTGCAGCTGCATTACGAAGGTTTAGACTATGACTATTTAGACCATTCATCCAACGTTCGAATGCATTGCGAATAACAAAGTCTTCATCGTTGATAACGGTGATAGACCAGTCTGCAAAAGTTCTATTACCTGCAAATTTTAATTCACGACCAAAATACTGCACAGGCACCATGTTAACAGTTGAACCAGGTAATTGTGCAGTCTTACACATAAATGTTAATTTTGTTTGTGCTGTTCCAGGCAATGCGAATGCAGGAAACGGCATACTCACCTCAAATAAATTTGGGCGGGCACCGTCACCTTGCATCTGAGAGCGGAATTCGTTTACATTAAAAGCCATTTGTATTTTCTCCTATCTCTCTATTTATTAGAATTTTCCGACTATTTCATTGAACGCAACACCTGTACGTACCGCTACAAAGTTGAGTTGTATGAAATTAATCGAACGAGCTGGTTTAATATAAATGTCACCTACAAATTGATTCTGATCTATAACTTCCGGTGTATTATTTGTTGTGTCACAAACTACACGATAGTCGTAGATACCACGGCGACCTTGAATATCACGCAAGTACGGTTCTACAAGATTTACAAACTGAGCTCTTGTAAATTCATCGTTGAATTCAAATAGAGTTGAACGTGCTGCCTTAGCAATTGTTTTCTCTAAGATCAAGAATAAACGGCGAACGTTAATACGATCAAACGCTGAAGGTCTATTTTGGAATGTCTTGTCGCCATAAAGAATTGTACCTTCACCAGGGAATGTAACTACTGGATTAATACCTGCTTTATAGATCGAATCACGTTCAGATTTTGTAGGATTCCATGAAAGCTTAACTACATTTTTAATTTGACCTCTGTTTAAACCAGCTGGTGAGAACCAAGGATCTCTTTGTATATCTGTTCTAGCGCATAGGCCTGCAATATCAGCATTCAAAGGTAACCAACGATAAACGTCATTGTATTTGTCATATTGATATTTCCAAGCAGAGTCCACAACAACATACGAACTTGGAGATAAAGTTTCAATTAGATTTAAAATAGTTGAAGCTTCTGAACCAGTATTATCGATAACGTCTGCTGAAGGTGGAGAAACAAATAACATACAATCTTTACGATCTTCAACAAGACTGATTAAATTATTAAGTGTAGTAGAATCTGTATATGGACCAGCCATTAATAAAGAAATATCTACTGTATCAGAATTATTAAATAAAGCATAAGATGTTTGTACATTAGACGAAACTGGTGCAGCATCTACACCACCAGCTAAAGTGTATGCAATAATACTAGTAGCTCTATCAAATCCAGCTTCACCTTGACTTTCTACTGTGGATCCCCAATCTGTTCCAATTGTAGGATGTTTTAGCCACCACAAATATTTTGATTTGTTATTAATAACATCTTTATAATAATTAGATGTACCATCTGTATTTTTAGCATCAGAAGCTTTAGAAACAAAACCATATTTTTCTATTATAGTGTTTGCAGTACCAGTAATTTTACCAGTAGAATCTAAAACTACAATATGAATTTCATCATTTGAAGTACCACTAGAAACCTGTAAAGATGCATAATCAGAAGTTATAGGTGGGCTGTCGAATTGATTCCTATATGTCCAAGCGTTAAATACGGTGTTGTTAGCATCACAAATTTCAACACGAATGCCGTTTGCTAAAGTACCTGGATATTTTGCTGCAAAAAATTGTGTTCCTGATCCGTCAGAATGATTATCTGTATAATCAGTTTCATTTAAAATAGAAAGTCCAGTTCCGTTATCGACAGCGTTTCTTGCGCCGGCTCCAACTGAACGTACTAATCTTAAATTGCTTCCATAAGCAAGGAAGTTTGCTGCTGTGAAAAACGATGTAGATGTGTTACCGTCAGGTTTGCCAAAACGCTCAACCAACTGAAGTTCATTATTAATGGAAGTAATTTCATTAACTGGACCCCAGTTGAAATTACCGGCAAAACCACCGATAGTAGTAGCTACAGAGGGAATGACCGTTGTTAAGTCAATCTCTGAGACATTTACACCTGGTGATAATTGAAATGCCATGGTTTAATCTCCTTTTATCAGGCTTTAGTAATTCTATTTTATGTTGTATTTATGTTTTTAGAAATTTGAGGGAGTATATCCTTGACCCCTTATATCGTCATACCATGCCATGCCTTTACTATCTATCGTAGGTTCTGGTTGTCCGTTATCTATAATACCTACAGGCAGTAAGTCTTCTTCCGCACTCATGTTATTTTCTTCAACCAGAACTCTACGAATATCAATATTTGTACTATCTCTAAAATAATTCTGCGCTGCCAGCCACGCAAACTGAACTAATCCCATAACTAGATCATCATAATTACCTTCTTCTGCAGCATACGAATCTTTATTTCTAGCAAAAGTATTTAATTCTGCAATCGTGTCAAAGTCATTAATGATTAATTTATCAGATTCAATAAGAGTCTTTAAGTTTGCACATCCAATCTTTTTAACAGATTTGGTGGTTCTCAAGCCAAAAGAAGTTGCACGTTTAAAACCTCCAGATATACTTTGACCTTTAATGTGGTGATGTTCAATCTTATAGATGTTTTCATATTCTAAATCATAGTGCAATACATCTACCACTTGTTGACCTATATTATTCGTTTCAATTAAAGCAAAGGCTTCGTTATATCTTTTAGATAATGAATAGATGACCGTCGGAAACAATAATAACGGCAGCTTATTACTACGGTATTTTGCCACTTGCCTATACGGTATTTGAGTTACATCAACCACATTGATTGTAGAATAGTCTTGGTTAACGCCTTCGGAGCAGTCAACACACGAAACGTACATGTGACCTTTCTGTGGCATTTCATAGATGTCCAGACCGTCCTCCGACTTAACTGGAGTGTGAAACGCAAGTGATCTCAACTTCACACCAGAGATCAATGTTGCCGTAGAACCAATAAACTCAGTTTCAAATTCTTGCCTAAACTGTTCTTCACTGGTATTCCGAATAGTTTCATCTCGCCATTTTGCATCTCGACCTGGAACCATAGACCAATGTACTTCAACAGGAACATACATCGACCTCTTTTCAATTGCATCTGTCCACATCTTATAGAATTGATTCAATCCGTTAGGAGTTGAAACGATAATTACTTTAGATGTTTTACCAGAAGAGATAACAGGATACGTTGACATGAAGAATTCTTGTGCCATGTTATGTGGTACGAATGCAAACTCATCTAAGAAGATTAAGTTAAATGTACCACCACGGACACCAGCAGCAGAAGTTGCATATGCAAAAATCTTCGAGCCGTTTTCTAGTTCTATGTTACCTTTATTCCAAGTAATGATACCTTGTTGTAACCATAAAGGTAAATGTTCGTATGCTAATTGAATTTTAGCAAGAATGTCACGTGCTAATTGACCTTTGTTTGCAAGAATACCTACAACATAATTCTCACTGAATAAAACAGACCACAACATATAACCAACCGTTGTGGTTGTTTTTCCAACCTGTCGAGGCATTTTACATATGATGAATCGATTGTCGTTGAAGGTATTCACCATATCTTCTTGGAAATTCCACATGTCGAAAGGAACTAGGCCTTTATCAACATGAACAATCTTTACATAATTTTTAATAAAATGTACGGGGTCTTGGGAGCATTTTAGTATTTCTGCTACCTGTTCCTCTGTGTATGAAAGTTCGACACCAACCCGTTTAAGGTTTACATTACCAAGATAACCATCATTCATTATTTTATAATACTACGTAACATCCATCCGTGTTTTTGGTGATTAGCTAAAATGTCTTGCAAAAAATTAGAAACTGCTGGTTCACCAGCTTCATCAGCAGCAACAATACCTGCACGTAGATGGATGATGAAACGATCATTGTCGTTCTTCAATTCACTCATCATTGCAAGTGCTGGTGGAATATTAGTTGTTTCTGGTATATCAGATAACTCTAACATTCTTCCTAAAGATGTAGGAGCATATGCATCTAATTGACGAATCTGTTCTGCAATATCATCAGTCTGATTAAAAACTGACTGATACAAATCACCTAGAAAATCATGGTATTGTGGAAAGTTTGAACCTTCGATATTCCAGTGAAACGAATGTGCTTTAAAATACAAAGCAAAGTTTGTTCCTAGAATAGTTTTTAATTGTGTTATTAATGTTTCCATATTAGTCCTATTTATTATCTTTTAAAAGTTTCATTAATTCGTTAGTTGAACCTACAAACACAGCCTTATCGACATTGATAGGACCATCATTCTTTTTACCTGTCAAATCTTTCTTACGTTTCTGAATCTCCATTAAATCTTTATTCAAATCAGAAAGACTTTTAATTAGATTGGCAGCGACCTCATAGTCTCTTGCCTTCTCAGACTCTCTGGCAACGTTAAGAATACCGTCAACTGCTTTGTTACCTTTATCTATCAATTCTCTAATATTCTGACGAGCAAAATCTGCATCATCTTCTATAGGTTCTTTGACCTCGACAATGTTGCTTTCAACTTGTATAGGTTCCACATCAAAAACTTCTGATAATTTTTCATTTAATTTTTTCATAATTATATATTAAACTAAGTAATTTATACTATCTGCAAACCCAAATTCATCATCTATCATTGCCGCAGCATTATCCGATTCGGTGTGAAAAATTAATGATAGATTATTACTTGTAGCGGTTTCGATAGTGACATTGGCATTTGCACTACGTATGTAAGATTCTTCTTTGATTGCAGGCCATATGAAACTTCTGGCTGTAAATTCTAAGTTCCAAATAATCAATCGAGTAGATGCCATGTCGCCTTCATAATCAACCTCATTTGATACTGAATTTAATGTAATAGGCATATCACTAGAACCCACATCACCCATTGATGGAATAAACTTTACGGACACCGTATAATCTGGTGTGAAGAATGGTAATATTTGTTCTAATATTTGAGTGCCGTCTTCAGTATTTCTAACGTAGATTGACATTGAAAAATCAAACGTATATGGCACAGGCATACGTTGAGACTTTAATGTTGTTGTAGAATTATTAGTGGCAAAGTTTTTGGCAGTTGTTATTTGTTTTCTAGAAGGATCATATGCCATTCCAGTCATATCAAATGAAATTCTAGGAACAACCGTATTGACAGACTTGAGTAAATCTGGATCCGCCAAAAGTCGAGTCATGTATTTTTCTTTAGAACCATAAGATAATGGTACTCGAATTCTTTCTTTCTCTACACCTGCTTTGGTAAATCTAATAATTTGCAGGTCATTAAAAATTGTGCCAAATGCCACTACAATTTTTCTAATTGTTCTATTATAAAAAAATTCGTTATGTAACATTATGGTTCACCAAATGGGTTATTTTCTGTGAAGTCAATAATGCCTTCACCTTCGGTTTCTATTCTGTAATTGTCTGTAACATCTTCAAATGTATTATCAAATACTGACATATCGTCTGGTGCGAGCGTATTATAGATAGCACCACTTGTATTTCCTTTTAAGAATTCTCCATTAGCAAAAGTGCCATTGACACGAATAACATCAACATAATTACCAGTCCATGTATGTACTATGGCTTGAGCATTAGCATTTGCTAAAGTTGAACCTTGATAAACAATTTCACCTTGCAAGTATCTACCTGTACCTACAGTAACAGGTAATCTTGTTCTACGATAATAGTCGAATGCTTGATCGTCAATTTCACTACGACCTGTGTTTATAATTTCATCCGACATTACAAATTGTTTGAGAGTTAATGCGTAAACATAAACATTACCGCCACGGCCACGACCTAAAGTATAAAACATTGCTTGATCGTTTTCATGTTCTACAAAAGTGATCTCAAAAAAACCATTTGTTAATGGTATATAAATCAAATCACCTTCTCTAGGTCTTTTTGGTGCAGTATTATTGGCTGTTGTTAACCCACCAATTCTAGCAACATTGTAATTGGCAGTGCCAATTTCATGTTTAAATCTTCTGCGAGATACTAACACTTTAACTTCATCACGAATTTCTAAACCAAATTTAGAAATAAAATCTTGGTCACCATCCATGCCAGTAACATTTTCCAAATAGATTTCAATTGGAACTGCACTAACATATTGTTTCAGAGTATCTTCACCATATAACCTATCTTCACCGTCAGGATCACGAGATGTTCTTGGTAAATAATAAACATCCATGCCATATATTTGCATTGCTTCGATAACTAAATCTTCAACTAAAAGTTGTTCTTCAGTTATTTGATTGGCAGGAAAGTTATTAAAATAAAAGTTTGTTGCCATTTTAACCCATCATGATTTCGTTGGGTAGTACATTATACACCTGCATCTCATCTTCTATTTTAGTGATCTCTAATACGGCTTCATCATAGATTTCTTTACCATTTAGAGTTACACCACCTGGCATTTGAATGCCGCCAAACTTCTTCAGGTTAGAACCCCATTGTTCTTTGATCTTAGCAGTTGCATATTGTTTTACGAATCTATCATTCCAAACATCTGTGAATCCGGCTTTAGTCATAGTAACTGAAGCAATATTACTTGTTAAATTGCCAGTAATATAAATTTCTGTTGGAGAAATTATTCTATTAACTTGAACTGATTGGCCGTTTGATAACGTTATGAAATCATTTTCTATAATTTCTTGGTCAAACTTTGTACCTGTACCTGTCATCACATTCGAAGTATTTGTACCTGTTAATGTTCCGCTTAATGTGATAGTATCAGGTTCCATTTTACGATAACATTCGATGATTACATATTCACCTACGGTAGCATCTCTCGACCAATCAATATCTAACATCAAACGATTTTGAAGTCGATTAAATCTGAATTGTGGAGTACCAGAAAACAACAGATTCAATGTACGAATATGTTGCATAGTAATCTCATAAGACACATAAGACACTGAGGTAAAGTCATACAGATCATGTAATCTTAATTGATATCTCAAGTCAAACATATTGACTGAAGAATTAGAATCATCAAAAGGCAAAACAGAATGCACAAATATTACAGAATCAGGACAATAAATCCATCTACGATCAATATCTTCTTGAGTAAAACGATGCTTCATGTAAATTTTTTCACATCCATCAAAATGATAGTCGTGAAAAAACTGTAAAGCATCATCAATACGATCTTCAATTTGGTCATCATCTACATTAATTTGAATTACTGGCCAGCCTAAACGGCGTAAACAGTAATTTTTAAATTCAGCTCTTGTAGTAATTTGTGCCATATTTTTATCTTTAAAGTGATTACGCTTGTGCTTCTGACCAACGAAGTAGTAATATTGAGTTTGAAGCTGTACCTGCCGATAAACGAATATTGACAGCTAGAATATCAGAGCCGTCAGGATATTTAAAGTCTCCACCCAAAGGTGAACCCGATAATTCTTTCAACTTTCCTAGATTTAATACTTCTTTACTAGCACCACCGGTATCTGTAGGTCCAGAAAACGCAAAAACTTGTTCTCCAGGTAAAGCAAATGTTCCTGATATCCAAGTGAATGATGTTGATACTTGAGCAAAACTAGGTTGACCACCAGCAGCTTCTGGTGTTAAGTTTGTCCATGTAGCTGTATTTAAGTTTTTAGGATTAAGAACACCCTCAACAATAACCGAACCTGGAGTTGATCCTGCACCGTGAACTGAAACTCCAATTTCTTCTAGTAATAATTGACTTCGATTTAATAAGTCTTTAACACCCAAAGCACCAACTTGACTGTTCGAAACACTAGGTGCTAAACGAATTAAGAATGCTGTTTGGTTAGTTGTTGTTAATGACGCTACTGCTCTTTGATAGTTGAAGATATAACCACGATCAGAATCATAACCACCATCCATAATTAATGCAGAACCCCAATGGTTCAATGTTGGACTAGCAGTATTACTAATCAGTATAACACCTGAATTATTAGGATGAGTAGCAGCTGCGCCTCCTGTTACTGTATTAGTTACACCTAATTGATACACTGTCATTGGTGCAGCACGTACACAACCGGTTAAATTTCCAGCACCAGATGTTGTACTTTTACCTGAAAAGTAAATTGCTTCACCATCAATCCAAACTGTACCTGAAGTTGGGAAATATCTAGTCTCTGCTACTGGAATAGTTGTTTGAGTAGCATCCATTGAAGAAGTTAAATAAGTTGTAGGACTATCATTCTCAATACTGTATCGAACTGGTAAGTTACCAGAACGCATGTAAGCTTCATTGTTAACGTTATTGTTTTTAATTCGATGTGCAAAGACCCAATTACCATCAGAACCACGACACATAAAGTCAGCAAAACCTGCACCGTACCAAGTGTATTGAATACCCATCATCTGCATCTTATTTAAATCGATGTTGAAACCACTCGGACCATTTCCATCAAGGGTGTCAATGTTAAAATCACTTTGTGGTATTCTAGTTTCAGTAATTAAACTTCCACGAACACCACTAGCATTAGTTCCTCGATAATCTGGAGTTACAAACATTAAAGTGGCGTTAGCAACATTTGAAACAAAATGAGTCATACCACGAAGAACAATTTTATCTCCAGCACGAACTTGTTCACCAAAACGAGTATTAGCTCCAATTAATTGATTAGAATTCTGTACAACTTGAATAGTTCCTGTTAATTGGTTTGTGGCAGAACGTCTAACAGCATATAAAGTATCACCATCATATTCCCAGAATAATCCATTTTGTTCATCAAAAAGGCCGGCACGAACACTGGCGCCTTGCCATCCTGTTAGATAAGTTTTAGATACAGCATTCAATGAGGCTATAGTTGAACCTAATACACTAGTTGCATTTACTGTATATTGATAGTCATTAAGAATTGAGGCTACATTATAATAACCTTCATAACCAGATGTTGATATACCATCTAATCTAATGTTAGCATTTGCTTGCATACCGTGATCGGCATCATCTGTGGTAACTGTAATAACAGACCCTACAGTTGTTCCAGAAGCGACAACATTTAATGTATCATAGTTTGGTTTAAATAGAGTACCTGTTGACCACAAAAATCCTTTACCTGATTGATATCTAAAGTATTTTTTACTTTGACGAACAACTGTTGATCCATATGATGGACTACTTGTTTGTAAAGTTACACCACCATCAAAAGGTCTATGTAAAAGTTTTGAATTAGAAAAAGCGTATAGTGTAAAACCAGATATACCAGAAACCGCAGCACCAGCTCTAGCTAAATAAGTAAAAGTTGTGGGAGAAGGAACACTCAATATAATAAATGGTCCGGTAGCAAATGCAGCATTTGTTCCTGTGGATACTGCGGAATAAATTGACATTCCAGGTAAAAGGCCATGTTGTGTCGTGGTAGTTACTGTTATTGTTGATGGATTTAATCCATCACTAGACATAGTGGTAACTGGTATAGTGGATCCACTATAAAATGCACCACGTTTAACTACAGTGTCATCACCATATAAACTTTGTCCGTTTACTGTTCCTACTATACCTCGAGCAAAAAAAGTAATATTTGTTGGAGTTGTTACAGTGTTAACAACAAAATTACCATCAGCTCTACTAAAACCTGCAACACCTCTATTTAATCCAGAAACACTAACTGCCGTATTACTCGGAAACAAACCATGCGCTGTAGTAAATCCTACATTTATTAAACTGTTAGTTGTACTTGTTGTAGTGAAGTCAGTTGTAACTGTAGAAACAACAAGATCAACACCAGGTAATTCGTATATACTAGGATAACCCCTCATGGTACCGTAACCCGCCCATTTGGTTGGTTGAAGTCCGTACTCAAAGTCAGCATCAATTAAAGATTGTGGTGTTGATACACGCATACGTTCAATAGCGTCTGTACCAAATCTATAAGGTCTAAAACTTTCATCTTCAACACTTACAAAAATCTGTAGTTTGTCTCCAGAACTTTGGCCTGTAGTATTTACAGCTAAAGTGATTGTAGTGTAACCACCATTGCTTTGTAATAGATTAGGGAATGCATCTAACGCAGCTACTGTATAAATTGCTGTTGTTCCTGCATATGCTGAGTCAGCAAAGTTATAAAGTATAACGTTGTCTGTTGTATTCGTAATAAGTAACAATTCATCCAAGTCGAACTTGCCTGGAATTCTAATCGTACCTACACCAGCATTACCTGGTGTAAAAACGTATTTCAATATCTGCCGTTTTGCCATTCTATTATTTCTCCAAAATTATCTTTTATTTATCTCTAACCTAAAGCAATTGCCATTGCAGCTGCTGTAGCGATTATCGATGTACTAATTGGTGTGTTAGCATTTAATTCATAAACAGAATTTGCAAGTCTATCAATAGCAACTTGAATTGTGGCAGGTACTTGTCCTGCCCATTTAGAAGTATTTGATGCTACATAAGTCGTATCAATAGATGCGGTTAATTCTCTAATAGAAATAGATTCACCAGTTTGTGGTGCAGTTACGAATGTTAAGGTGTTTCCAGCTATAGTATAATCTGTCACTGGTCTTTGTGCCAGACCATTAGTGAACACGATTATATTATTAGCGTTCATGTTAGCAGTAACAGCAAATGATACAGTAGTGTTATCACCAGTGAATGTTCTTACATTTGTATTAGCTGAAGCTTGACCTGCAACACTGTTAGCAGCATTGTATGCTAAGTTTGCCTGTATTCTTGCCAATGCATCTGCACCACCACCGACACCACCAGTATTAGCAACCGCAAAAGCAGCATTAGCATATGCTGCAGCAGAATTTGCTGTACTGTAAGCTAAGTTTGCTTGTACTCTAGACCAAGTATCTGTACCTGCACCACCAGTATTGGCTTGTGCAAAAGCAGCATTAGCATAATTACCAGCACTTGTTGCTTTTGCATCGGCTGTATTTGCAGTAATAAAAGCAGCGTTTGAATTATGACGAGCAAACTGATCTGTACCTGCACCACCAGTATTTGCTTGTGCAAAAGCAGCATTAGCATATGATGCAGCTGAGTTTGCTGTGCTTCTTGCATAAGCATCTTCACCAAAACCACCAGCGTTTAAGTCTGTACTAACACCGCCACCACCAGAAGTAATATCTAAAAAGAATCCTCTAGCTGATCCACCTTGTTCAAAAATTCTTAATTTGTTCTGATAGATATCAACAGTTACTCCAGTGCCGGCTATTGTAGAATTAGTTGCAGGTTTAGCTAATAATATTTCACCACCTTCATCACCAGTGGAATTTGTAACAGTTAATTGTTTTGTACTTAAAAGACCTATTGTTTTATCAAATGTTAGATTGGTATTTCCTGCAAAAGTTGTTCCGCCATCATTGAATTGAACTTGAGTATCAGTACCACCAGGAGTACCAGTAACACTATTGGCTTTTGCAAAAGCAGCATTAGCGTAAATACCAGCACTCGTACCTTTAGCGTCTGCTGTGTTAGCGGTAGTAAAGGATCCATTGGCATAGAAACCTGCACTTGTGCCTTTTGCATCTGCGGTGTTAGCAGCAGTAAAAGCACCATTAGCATAATTACCAGCATTGACGGCTTTACCATCAGCGGTCGCAGCATTGGTATCCGCAGTATTAGCTTTGGTGAAGGCACCGTTAGCATAGTTGCCAACAGTGGAAGAATTTGTATCCGCAGTATTGGCTTTGGTGAATGCAGCATTAGCATAATTACCAGCATTTACTGCTTTACCATCAGCAGTCGCAGCATTAGTGGTTGCAGTATTAGCCTGTGTAAAGGCACCATTTGCGTAATTACCAGCATTAACTGCCTTACCATCGGCTGTTGAAGCATTAGTATCTGCTGTGTTGGCCTTAGAAAATGCTGCATTTGAATTATCACGAGCGAATTGATCTGCTGATCCGGATGATAATGTATTTGCTAAAGTAAAAGCAGCATTAGCATATATTGCGGCTGAGTTTGCTACATGACTTGGAGTATTGGCTCGTAAGAATGCTGAGTTGGCATAACTCTCGGCGGAGTCAGAACCCATATTTGCATAAGTTGAACCGTCATTACTAAACTGCCATTTATCTGTAGTTTCATTCCAATGTAAGAAAGTAGGATTAGAAGAACCACGAACAACTCTAATACCGGCATCTAATGAAGGAGCACCAACAACATTATAATTTAAATCTATAAAGTTGTCTTGTACTTGTAATGTACTTACAGTCAAAGTTGTTGTACAACCTGTGACAGAGAAGTTGCCTGTAATTGCAACATCACCCGTGATTGTACCGCCTGAAGTATTAAATTTATTATTTGCAAGTGAGAATGCTGAGTTCGCATAGTTACCTGCACTGGTACCTTTAGCATCAGCAGTGTTAGCTGTATTGTATGCTAAGTTTGATTGTATTCTACCCCACGGATCAACAGAACCTGTAGATAATGTATTTGCTAAAGTATAAGCTGCATTAGCATAGTTACCAGCATTTACTGCCTTACCATCTGCGGTGTTTGCAGCAGTAAAGGAACCATTAGCATAGTTACCAGCACTTGTTGCTTTTGCATCAGCTGTATTAGCAACAGTAAAGGCACCATTTGCGTAATTACCAGAATTAATAGATTTAGTATCTGCTGTATTTGCAGCAGTGAAAGCACCATTGGCATAGTTTCCAGCATTAACTGCTTTACCGTCAGCGGTCGAAGCATTAGTTGTGGCTGTATTAGCCTGAGTAAATCCACTGTTAGCATAATTTCCAGCACTTGTCACTTTAGTATCTGCTGTATTTGCAGCAGTGAAAGCACCATTAGCATAGTTACCAGCACTTGTTGCTTTAATATCTGCGGTGTTAGCAGTTGTAAAAGCGCCATTAGCGTAACTAGATGCACTGTTAGCAACATGAGTTGGAGTATTCGCAACAATGAAGGCAGCATTAGCCTGTGAAAATGATGATTCAATTTGAGGGGCGACATTAATGCCGCCAGTCACAACTGCGGTGTTGGCGTATAATGTTCCGTAAATTCTTGTGCCGTCTTTAAGTAATGCCATTTTTGTACTTTTCGTTTAAATGATTAACTATTTATTTCACTTATAATTCAGTAAAAGTTTCATCCAAATAACCAGAGACTTGATATGTTCCATCGGAGTTTCTTCTTTCAGCAACAGATATATCTAAATTAATTTCATCAAATTCTGCAGCATATATTCCTGTAGGAGAAAATCTTATTTTAGTTATTGATGGTGAAAATGAACTCCAAGTAACACTATTATTATTTGTAACAGTAAAATTATTTACACTTGAATCTGTTAATAGTGTATTATTTGTGGCATGTTTTAATAGTAATTTAGTTTCTGTTCCAGTAATAGCAGCAATATTTGCTGAAGCTGATTGTGTTCTCGTTAAATCAGATTTAGGAACAGAAAAATTACCTGTATATACAGCTACTCCATTAACAAATCTAAAATTACTAATATATCCGGTAACTGGTGTTGATCCTGCATTATCATATGCACCTATGAGCATCGAACCACCTGCACCTTGAGCCGAAATACCTACCGAACTGGTTGCAGAACCTCTGTTTATTCCATCCACATATAAAGTGAACGTTGATCCGCTACGTACAAGTGCATAATGATGCCATTCATTCAGTGAAGGAGGTGCTAATATTCCAATATTAACTGCCCAAGTACCAGCACCACCCAAGAGTACACCAAAATTAGTACTTCCAGCATTGAAATAATAATTATTCGTAGCTTGCTGAGTCGCTCCACCAAAATAAGAGAAAGGAGTATCATAAGCTCCTCGACTTGTCTGATACATCCAAAACTCAATAGTATGGTTGTTTGTACCTAAAGTAAATGCTGAATTTGCAGGCACACTAAGGTATTTGTTTGATGAGGCAAGAAATTGTGCGCTACCACTTTTCGATATATTCATTTCATCAAGTTCAACAGTTGTTTGTAATACTCCTGTTGGAAATAATTTAGAAATGGTTGTTGGCATTATCCAAACACCGTATCTAAACTATTTGTTGTTGAATTATAGTATTGATAAACCATACTAACATTAGAAGTATTTGAGAACCCAATTCTATTTCCAACATAAAGACTATCAGAAACACCAACACCACCAGTTACTCGTAAAGAACCTGTATTAGGACTTGTAGAAACTATATTTGAAGTAATGTTTAAATTACCACTAATCGTATCACCGGCTTTCAGAACTCTATTATTTGCAGCGGTGAATGCGCCATTAGCGTAGAATCCTGCCGAGTTGGCAATACTTCTTGCTGTGCTATCTGTAGAACCTGAAGATAATGTGTTTGCAAGACTGAAGGCAGCATTAGCATAGTTACCAGCATTAACTGCTTTACCATCAGCAGTATTGGCCTGATTAAAGGCACCATTAGCATAGTTACCAGCGCTTGTAGCTTTAACATCAGCAGTATTGGCAGCAGTATATGCTAAGTTAGCTTGTATTCTACCCCAAGGATCGGCCGATCCTGAAGATAATGTGTTTGCTAAAGTGAATGCAGCATTGGCATAATTTCCAGCATTAATAGCATTTGTGTTAGCAGTAATAGAATTTGTGTTAGCAGTATTTGCTCTAGCATATGCGCCATTAGCATAAAAACCAGCACTCGCAGACTGATCTAATGCAGTATTGGCAAAAGCGAATGCAGTATTTCCGTAATTACCAGCAGTGAAAGAATCTAGAGCGACAGTATTAGCCTTGGCGAAAGCACCATTGGCATAACTAGATGCTCCTATTAAATTAAAAGAATTTGTATTAGATAAAGCAAATGCACCATTGGCATACAGTCCTGCACTTGTGCCTCTATCATCCGCAGTATTGGCTTTAGTGAATGCACCATTAGCATAGTTACTAGCACTGACTGCTTTACCATCAGCGGTCGAAGCATTAGTTGTTGCTGTGTTTGATTGTGCGAATGCACCATTGGCATAATTTCCAGCACTAGTGCCTTTTGCATCGGCAGTGTTAGCAGTTGTAAATGAAGCGTTAGCGTAATGACCTGCATTAACTGCCTTAGTATCCGCAGTGTTTGCTGATGTGAACGAACCATTGGCATAATTTGCAGCACTGATACTTCTGTCATCTGCGGTGTTAGCTGTTAAGAATGCTGCATTGGCATAACGACCAGCTTCAATAGCATTGATATCGGCAGTATTCGCCTTAGAGAAAGCTGCATTAGCATAGAATGGAGTTGCACCTGAACCTCCTGTGTTCGCTAAAGCAAAGGCAGCGTTGGCGTAATTACCAGCATTTACTGCTTTAGCGTCTGCGGTGTTTGCAGCAGTAAAGGAACCATTAGCATAGTTACCAGCACTAGTACCTTTTACATCTGCCGTATTAGCGGCTGCGAATGCACCATTAGCGTAATTACTTGCTTCAACAGCTTTAGCATCTGCGGTGTTAGCGGCAGCAAAGGCAGCGTTAGCGTAGAATGGAGTTGCACCTGCACCGCCACTGTTTGCTAAAGCAAAGGCAGCATTAGCATAATTACCAGCACTAATAGATGTGGAACTAGCCGTGTTAGCTACAGAGAATGCCGAATTTGTATAATAAGATACTGTTGTAATATCACTTGCATTTGTGTTTGATTTACTGAATGCAGCATTAGCATAGTTACCAGCATTAACAGATTTAACATCAGCATTTGCTGCGTCACTAAACGCACTATTCGCTTTATCAAAAGATAAGTTTGCGTGTATAAAAGATGCGTTAGTTTTTAAGAAAGAAGATATCGCAATATCTTGAGAAATATATGCAATTGTATTTGCAGTTTTTGCTAATTCGTTTGTAGCATTAGATAAATTAGCACCAACAGGATGAGTTAATTTTTCATATGTGGCCATAGCAGCATACATGTCCCAAGTATGCGCTGTTTTTTCTGAATGTAAAATATGTCCTGATGGATACCCAGCATCTTCAAACATAATCCATTCATTAATAGACTCGTCCCATTTTATATAAACATTATCAGAAGTACCACGGTGAACTCTTATTTCAGCATTAGCTGTAGGTGATCCTGGAGTGTTAGCATTTAAAACTATTAAGTTACCACCAACATCTAAGGTTTGTGTTACAATTGACTGTGCATTACTGATGGTTAAATTGCCAGAAATAACAACATTTCCAGTAAACAATCCATCACCAGAAACATGAAGGTTTGCTGTTGGTGTTTGTGTTCCAATACCTAATCGATTGTTAGCATAGTCCCAATGTAACTGTTGATTATCTTGATCGATCTTAGAGTCACGAGCAAAGAGAATAGAACCATCTTGTTTGTTGCTACCTTCCATCAAATGAATATTGATTAATATGACACCTTGAATTGCATCTGATTTTGCAACATAACCTATGTTTAATGGAACACTAGGAGATGATGGAACTGTATCGGTGAAAGCACCAGGAGTATCTGATAAAAATAACTCAGCACCTTCAGTTAGAGTAGCGGTGTTTAAATCCTCAAGTCTTCCGGAAGATTTTACAAATCCATAACCTCCTGCTGGTATTGAAGTAGTGGTTAATCCGATAACTTCAGAATTTGCTGCATTATTCGCACTAGCCAATTTAACACTTGGAAATCCATTTGCTGAAGATACGCCTGAAATGAATACGCATTGAGCTCTAGCAATTGTACTTGCTGTATTGTTCCAAACTCTTGTTACAGAATCTTGAGCTATATGTACATAATCTGTACTGTCATTAAAATAAGCTAAAGATTTACTTTCAGAATCATAAAATAATCTACCTTCTTTTTGTGAAGGTGCAGGTAATGTAGTGTTAATATCTATAAATGTATTGACCGATAGATTAGCTGTTATATCGGCAAATCCAGTAATTATACCACCAGTAGAACTGAATTTGGCATTGGCGGCAGTGAACGCAGCATTAGCGTAATTACCAGCGTTGATGGCCTTACCGTCTGCTGTAGAAGCATTAGTATCCGCAGTATTTGCCTTGGTGAAAGAGGCATTAGCATAATTACCAGCACTAGTACCTTTTGCATCAGCCGTATTTGCGGCTGTGAAAGCACCATTGGCATAGTTACTTGCTTCGACTGCTTTAGCATCTGCGGTGTTTGCACTTATGAATGCCGCATTAGCGTAACTACTCGCACTGACAGCAATTATACCACCAGCGTTAGCAACCATGAAAGAACTATTAGCGTAGTTACCAGCAATTATTGCTTTACTGTCAGCAGTATTAGCTGCTAAGAATGCACCATTAGCATAGAAACCTGCACTAGAACCTTTATCATCTGCCGTGTTAGCTGATGTGAATGCTGCGTTGGAATAATTACCAGCACTTGTTGCTTTAGTATCTGCGGTATTGGCAGCAAGGAAAGAAGAGTTGGCATAATTCGCAGCACTAGTACTTCTATCATCAGCTGTATTAGCAGTTGTAAATGCAGCGTTAGCGTAATGACCTGAATTTACAGCTTTACTATCAGCAGTATTAGCAGCAGTAAAGGAACCGTTGGCATAATTAGAACCCGATATTGATCTGTCGTCTGCTGTATTAGCAGTTGTAAATGCAGCGTTGGCGTAGTTACTACCACTTGTGGCTTTATCGAGTGCGGTATTTGCGGTTGTGAATGCGCCATTGGCATAATGACCGGCACTAGTACCTTTTACGTCAGCTGTATTAGCGGCTGTGAATGCACCATTAGCGTAAATAGATGCACTATTAGCAACTGCATATGCACTGTTAGCATATCTACTTGTGTTTATTGCATTTGTATTTGCGGTGTTTGCACCTGTAAAGGCACCGTTGGCATAGAAACCTGCACTATTAGCAACTTCGAATCCAGCATTTGCGTGGAAGAAAGATGCATTTGCTTGTAAGAATGCATTGTTAGCAATTGTGTACGCAGCATTTGAATATACATCAGCAGATTCTAATGCTATGTTTGCATAGTTGACACCATCATCAGTAAGCTGCCAACTATCTACAGTTTCATTCCACAGTAAAGCTACATTTAGTGCAGTACCACGGTTGACTTTAATTCCAGAATCTTCAAATGGAATAGCTAAAGAATCTAAATCAGAGTTTAATAGTATAGTGTTAGAAACAAGACCTAAGTCTCCAGTAATAATTACATTACCCGTTATTGTGCCACCCGAACTACTAAACTTACCGTTTGCAGCTGTGAATGCCCCGTTAGCATATACTGCTGCCGAATTAGATGCTATGAAAGCAGCATTAGAATATATTGCAGCAGAATTAGCTACTCCAAAAGAACTATTGGCGTATATTGCAGCTGAATTAGATACTGCAAATGAAGAGTTAGAATAAGTTGCTGCTGAATTGGCTACTTCAAAGGCGGCATTAGAATATATTGCGGCTGAATTAGCAGTAATGAAAGAAGCATTAGCATATACTGCTGCAGAATTAGATGATATGAAAGCAGCGTTAGCATATATGGTAGCAGAATTAGCGGTAATAAAAGATGCATTAGCTGTATTAGCGGCAACAGCAATACCGGAACCTAAGGCATTAAATGTTATACCATCGTTAGTAAATTCCCACTGATTATCAGATTCATTCCATCGCAATTGTACAGGAGCTTCATCTCCACGTATAACTCTAAATCCTACATTTTGTGTTGGTACACCTGATTGATTATAAGCTAAATCAATTTGATCGTCTCGAATTCTTAATGTAGATACATCAAGTGTTGCAGATGAACCATTAAAAGTTACATTACCATCGACTCGCAAATCTCCGGATATTGTTCCACCCGAAGATGATAATTTTCCATTAGCAGTTTGTAAAGCTAAGTTAGCTGTATTAGCAGCAAAATACGAAAGATTTTCTGTGGCAGAAATTCGAACAATAGCTTCATTAGAAGTATTAGAAGCATAGCTAGCAAGATTAATTGCAATATTCGCAGTCTGACCTACTGGAAAAACCAGAGTATTAGCTACGTCAGATGCGTAATTTGCCCTATCACTCGCATAATTAGCCGTTATACTTGCAGCATTAGCAATGTTCATTGCCAAATTACCCATCACAAAATCGATAACGGTGTTTGCTTTACCGAATGCAGCTAGAGCAATACTTCTTGCCGTGTTGGCTGTATTGAAAGAAGCATTCGCTTGATTATATGCATTAGTAACATTGTTTGCTGCATCACTCGCAGCATTAGCAACATTAGAAGAATTTCTTGCTGTAGATAACGCAAGATTCGCAGTATCAAAAGAAGCATTTGCAGCATTAAATGCTAAATTAATTCTAATAGGATCGGCTAAGTTTGCTTTATCAAAAGCCGCATTTGCGTAGATTGCTGCGGAGTTTGCAGTGCCACTTGGTGTATTTGCTTGTACAAAAATTGTATTTGCTTTGGCATCTAATACATTTAACTTGCCATCAACAGTTGCAACTAAAGCTTCGGCAGCTGCAGCTGCGCCAGCAGCAATCGCAGCATCAGAAATTGATGTGTTAGCCTTGGCGAATGCTGCATTGGCATATATCCCAGCTAGTTCAGAAGCAACATTATCGTAAACTGTTCCATCGGTTGTGTACTGCCATTTTCGTGCAGATTCACTCCATCTAAATGCCACATTTGCAGAACTACCACGATTAACTTCTATACCAGAATCTTGTGTTGGTGCAGTCGATGTTGGTAAATCTGCATTGAGTGTGATAATATTATCACCAATGTTTAACTCGTTAGTATTTACATACGTTATATTTCCACTGACTGTTAGATTACCAGCAACAACCATGTTACCTGTAATTGTACCACCAGTCGTGTTGAATTTTGTATTCGCAGCTGCAAAGGCTGCATTTGCTTTATCAAAGGCGCCAGAGGCATTAGCACCAACCGATGCCGTATTAAAAGAAATGTTTGCTTGATTTGATGCAAGTAGATTTACAGTTTCGAGAGCTGCCAATGTCGGTGCAAAAACTGAATTAGCTAATGAATATGCTATGTTTGCTTGATTGAATGCTGAGTTAGCGTATTGACTCGCACCGTTAGCTTGTTCAAAAGAAGAATTTGCACGAATTCTAGCTAATGCGTCAGTTGTACCACCAAAAGAATTAGCCAATGCAAATGCCGCATTAGCGTAAATACCAGCACTTATCGATCCGGCATTTGCATTATTAGCAGTTGTAAATGCACCGTTAGCATATACTGCTGCCGAATTTGCAACATGACTTGGAGTATTCGCAGTTATAAAGGCTGCATTAGCCGTATTATAAGCACTTTGAGAAAATTGTGGTGTTGCTGCGTTGGCAGCTTCAAAGGCAGCATTTGCCTTATCAAAAGCATTGTTTGCAGTATTAAAAGAACTAATCGAGAATGCTTCAGTGGCGATTGAAATAGCAACATTAGATACTTGAGTTAACCGACCTTTCGAATCAACCGTGAACACCGGAATATTGGAAATTCCACCGTAAGTTCCAGCTGCAACACCAGTAGTATTAAGTGTTAATTGATACGTATTATTACCAGAACCATTGGTTGTTATGAAAGCATTTGCATCACCAGCAATAGTCATTGTAATGGTGTTTGCTAATGTTCTAGCTGCATTTGCAGTTCCAAAAAGACTACCCGTTACAGTACCAACAAAATTATTAGCTACAATATTACCTTGTGCGGTTCTTAATACTAGTGTATTTGGAATTGCTTGAGTTGTTCTAGAATCTATAATTTGAGTATAGAAATAACCGCCAGTATTCTGTACAGAACCGTCAGGAGTGCCTATAAACAATGTATTCGAAACAAAGGAATAAGCTTGTTCACCTGCAAACAAACTACCAAACGTAGGAGTACTATTCGCTACGGAAAATTTTATTACTAATGAGGTAGCCACGTTAGAAAGTTCCGCCAGTTACAGGAGGTACAGTTTTAAATACAAACTTACCAGAAGAAGCTTCGTATGTTAATACATGGCCATCAACTATATTGTTAGGAACTACAACATTTGATATCTGTTGCATTGCAATATTTGCTGTCTGTGCAACAGTGACCGATGCAACTGTTGTCTTTTGTGGTTTTACTTGAATTTGTATTGGCATTTTTTATCTCGTGACATTAGGTAATACTGTTATAATACCTTCAAATATTCGAGTTATAGCACCTGCTCCATTATCTATCTCTACATCATATACGTATCTTCCTGCGGTTAAATTTGCGGTGTTAGCAGCACTCATAGACATGGTGATTTCGCCACTACCAGGTGATGTAACTGAAACTGTGAAGTCTTGTTTTGTGGAAGAATAATACGATTTACGCATTTGTGATCTGGCAGTATATCCAGATAGATTTTGACTAACTCCAGTACCATCACTTACCGTGATGACAGTATTAAAAGTCGCACCTTGTTCTAATGTCAGTTCTACAAATTCAGCCACAATAACTCCTTTTTATTGTCTATTTAGTCAAACGAAGTAGTCTATTTTACCTTTTTGTTTTCTAAAAATAAATCTACTGGGACACATAATCTATGAGTTGACGAACAAGCACTAACATAATGATACACAAAACTAGGAAAAACTATAAAGTCTCCCATCACCGGTTGATATAATACCGGTTGAAAAATATTTTGAAAACTCAACGGATATCCACGATTCGAATTGCTTCTAGGATCCGTAAATATGATATTTCCTTCATCTACTTGGCTACTACACAAAATATAAAAAACTGCACTTAAATGTGCGCCAGAGTGATTGTGACTAGGTAGACTAGACTGGTTAAACCAAGACTTCATCTTATATCGAAAATCATCTATATTTTGATTAAAAACTTTACTCAAGTATAGTTTAAACGCAGGATAAACTATGTCATTCTTAAATTTTAAAACCGAGTCTGTTTTTAAATCGAATAAATTAAAACTATTCTTCTCAGAATAATTTGAGTCGAAGTTTCTTATAGAAAAAAATTCATTGGCCAAGTCTTCTAAAATTTTATTATCTTCTATTTTACCACGATAAAATGTTGTTGGCCAAAAGTCATTAAACCCATGATTCATCTAATTGAAACTCTTTCAAAAAATAATTTTTAATATCTGGTATAATACCACATGATTCGTCAAAGTCTAAGCCTATCTGAGATATTATACAATCATAAGTATATTTATCGTCTTTATAAGGCACGAAATATGGATCATTATTATATAATAGTGAAGGGTCATCTAAGACCTCATAAAAACTTTCTTGAAAATAATCACTAATCCATCTCGCATAACATATACCAACAACATAACTTTTTGCTGGATATACCCATCCTAATTCTGTGGTCTTAAAATATTTTATAGAAGCTTGAATGATATCTTCATCAATAACAACATCATATAATTTTAAATCGTCATCATGATTTGTGTTTAATCGATGAAATATCTCTTGCCTAATTTTCCATTCCGAATCGATCATTTTTATACCAATCTATAAGGTTTTTAAATCCATTACAACTTTCTCCTAATGACTTCACTTCACGTAAATGTTCAGACAAACAATTACCATAATACTCACAACTAGAACAATATTTATTCAACCCGACTCTATGCTTTTCCTTTTCACACCATTGCCAATATTCCTCTAAAGTATCATATTCTAAAAAGAATTCATTATCATTTAAATCAAACTCCAAAACACCGTATTTTCCTTCCGGAGTAATGTAAATGTGATCGTCAGAAAAACTGTTTCGAGTTTTATCTAATACCGAATCTAATAAAGATTCATTTACAAATTCAAATTTTTTATTAGTATGAAGTATCCACTTTTTGACAAAATCTTCAAATAAAGTGTAAGGAACATCAAATTGGTTTGCTTGATTTGAACTATAAGGTTTTATTTCAACAGAAACCAAATTATCAAGCATGTTGAACATGTTAATCATTTCATCAACATCTTGTTTCATAACATCTGGAGAAGCCAATACTAATATAGAAAAAGGTCTATTCAGTAATGCCATGTTTTTAAACACACGTTCAGAATCTTCTCTAGCATCAAAATCATAACTAACTGTTGTGTAAACTCTGTCATCAAGTGTGATATCATTCACCATTGATAAGTTGGTAATTAAACTTATATCGTCAATTCCATACACATTTAAAAGAGTTATTAAATCATTCCAATATTGTTTAGGTAATAGTCCTAATTCTCCACCATACAAATCAACTTTATCAATATTTTCGTGTTGTGAAATTTCTGATAGAATTTCATTGAGTCTATCTAATTCTAATAATTTTTTATCTGATAATTGTTGTTCGGTAAGATAACAAAACTTGCATCTAAAATTGCAATAATACCAAGGATTAATCGAGAGTATCATATTCCATTTGCTTTTAAAATATCAGGTGCCAATGTTTTCATTTTCTTACAATGCGTAGAAGCCATATTATATGTTTTATGGTCTTTGATTGTCTTTTTACATCCATTGCATATTTCAAACATAGGACAAGTGTAACAATCATCTGTCATAGTTTGCAACTCTAAAATATTCTTAATAGGAAATATTTTTTTACCTTTCATTTCCTGGTCAAAATCAATACTATACTCTCTATCATCACCAAAAGCACCGCAAGAATAATAATCACCTGATGGTTGAAGTGTTCTAATAGTAGAATCACATTCCCGATTTTGAGGACAACAAGTTGATTGTCCTATTAAACGTTTCATCATTTGTTTAGTATTAAATTCCCACGGATGTAATTCTTTTTTCCATATCTCAACATATATCTCATAGATGTTTGCTAGTAAATATGGTTTACCTTGTTGTCCCATTATGATGCCTTTGAATTTAACTGGGGGACCACTACTCATTGCATAGTTAAGTTTACATTCAACACCCATACGTTTAGCAAGTTCTACATTCTTGATAGCTTGATGTTCATTCTCTTCAGTAATAACACTAATAAAATCTGGTCTATAACCGCAATGTTTTAACATAGCATCACTACATTTCCAAAAATCTTCTTCAGTAAATTCAGATAGATCGCCTTTCAATCTACCACCACCATATTGAAAAGATGTGGCGATACCCATTCTAGGATGATTGAATAAATCTTTCCACTTGTTTGGGTTTTTATAGAATGGCCAAAGATTTGTTGTAAAAGATATTGATGCGGGAGAATCTATTTCATCCAGGTGATGTATTATTTTCCAATAATAATCTGGAGGCATCATCAACGGATCACCACCATTAACTATGATGGTATTGGTTTCTGGATATCTTTCAAGAAAACGAAAAATGTATTCGTGATCTAATTCAACAGACTTATCTTCGGTAATATTGGTGCTCGAACAAAAGGTGCATTTAAAGTTACACCTTTCGGTCGGTTTTATAATTAGTTCCATAAAACATTAATATGTCCATGTATAGTGAAAAATAAATGTATATCTATTCACATCACGTTTAATTAAATTACGAATACCGTGTTTAAAGATTGGTGCTGAATTATTAACTAAAACCATTACACCATTATTTGGAAGAATTGTTCTTGTGTCAGTAATCTCAGAGTTAACTTCTTTCATAATATTAATATACCCACCCCATTCTTCTTTCCATTCGGTTTCTTCAGTTAGGTAAAGAAATACCATTAAATCTGAGCCGTCAATAGCATCAACGTGGTGTGGTGAATTTTCACTGCCGTTCCAGAAATGTAGATATTTGGTGACAGGATTTGGAGGTCTATACATTCTTAAAGGTTTGAATATATCATCTTCAATTAATTCATCCGAAATATCAATCAAACTTTGTGGCGCATTTGTAAAAATATCAGCT